TTTGTTAGGACTAGGCAGTCTTAACTTGGGTATGTTGGTATTGTAGTTGGACTTTAATGCAGTAAACACATAACTTTGATATCCGAAATATGCCGCTTTAGGTGGAAATTTTACTACAGTAACTAACGCATCTGTATCGCTAAGTCGATTGGATATATTAGTTTGCTGTCCAAACTGATTTGTGCTGTTGCAAGGCGCACATTTATCAGGGGTAGCATAATTAGGATCTATGTATGTTGACCCGACTGGCAACTGCGGTATAATGTATGGCGCTGTAGCATTGTTATCAAAGCAAGTACCAAATACATCAATAAAAGCCTGGCAATCGCTGTTAACAAATAGGTAGATACTACCAGGTGTACTTTGATAGTTGCGCTGATTTAGTCCCGAAGCCCATTGGCCATACTGATCCAAATCAGATTTTGTTTGGATGTTAGAACAACTGACCAGTAATGGCAGTAACAGTAATAATAGATGTTTCATACATTATATAGCCGGCTGACTATTCGCCAACTGTTTTTTTGGACTTGGTGCTCGAGGCCGGAATCGAACCGGCAAGCCTTTTACGGCGGCAGATTTTAAGTCTGCTGTGTTTACCTATTTCACCACTCGAGCAAATTTGTTGCTATGTCTCAATTATAATAGATACTGTGTTTTTTGTCAATAAATATTTTAATGATTTTTGATAAAGCAATATTTATAGTATTCCCTGCATACACAGGAGGTAAATTTATACAAAACTGTTTAAGTTTGAGTAATCAAGTAATGTTACCAGACCTAGCATTTGCTAACTTAGAATTATTACTCGAAAATAAAAACAATATTCCAAACTGGAATGATATTTACAAAACTCAGTTGTTGAATTACTGCAAGGCCCGCGGTTATGATAAAATAGCAGGAACTAGTTGGCCTACCATCGAACAATACGCATATAATAATTTTACTGCAAGTCCCGAAATTATCGACGAAATAACGCATAATAAAAATTTTTATTACCTACAGCAAGTTGATAGGTTTTTAAAGTATCTTTTAAATTGTGACAATGTTAGAAATTTTAAATTACATGCAATATTACAATCTGTACCAGACAGCTCAGATTTATCTAAATGGAGCGAGCACGAATTCGCTATGAATGATTTAATAGGTACGGAAACTTTTAATACCGACAAATTCGAATTACCTGAAGAATTTAAAAATGTTAGTCAAATCAATCAAAAAAAGAAAATTACATTCGCAACTCATTACAGCGATACAGTTATGGCTATTAAAAATGTATGTAAGAGTTATAAAGTTATAGTATTAGAAAATTATTCTAAATTTCAAACTTTAGCAAGTCAGATAAAAAATAACAGAGATTTTGATAAGCCAGGGCTTCGACCTACTTACAAAGAAATAGATAATTTTTACAGTTTTGATGTAGATAAATTTTTATACTCGTTCGACGAGCACAAAATATTCGAAGAAATAGTAAACATATATAACTACTGCGAGTTAACTGTTCCTGGGCCAGAGTTAGAAGATGATATGAAAAAATATATTCGCAAATATATCCAAGCACATCAACAAGCATCAAGTAATATAAACTTGGTACCAGCGGAGGGGATCGAACCCTCTCAAGAACGCTAATCTGGCGCTAAAAGTCTTATAAGGACTCTCTGACTACCAAGTCTCGCTGGTAAATGGTGCGCTCGGAGGGACTCGAACCCGCGACCAATGGATTATGAGTCCACTGCTCTAACCAACTGAGCTACAAGCGCATCAAGTGTTTATTATATAATAATAACGCAATTACGTCAACTATTATTTTTTAGCTCTACTGCGACGTTCTCTGGTTTCTTTGCCTAATGTTATCTTGGGTGCTTGCCCAGTTGGGTTTGTCCAGTTAAACAAATCCGTTCCAAGTTGGTATTCGTGCCAATTGGCTTCTATTTGTTTTATATCTGTGACGATTTGATAATCTTCTGTTCCTTGATTAAAGAACATAATAGCATACATTGTTTCGCCTGTTTTCTTGTCGGCAGTTGCTAACTTATAATAGTCATAACTAAACAAGAACCAGTTTTTCCGGAACTCTTCGAAATTAAATTTACCTGTTTTTTTGTTAAAACTACGCAAAATAATTTCACGCATTTTACTGTTACTCAATGGGTAAAGTGTTTCTAACAATAATTCAAATGCCCGACGTATTAATTCTCCTGCATTTTTAACTTTGCTAGCATCCATGGCATCATTAAGTGTTTGCAAGTTAGCCAAACTAAAATGGAAATATTTTTTAAGACTTGTTCCATTTCCTGCCATAACTTGCTGACCTTCTGGACCCAATGCTTGTCCTACTAAAGTTGCCCATTCTGTATAGATGCGAGTCGGATCACCATATACAGAACTGCCGCCAAAACCTTTAAGGCGTGCGCCCATGGCCTTAATTTCAAACTCATGCCCATTGATGTTAAGGTCGCCTGGACTTAACTTGTTTACAGGGTTTCCCAAAATACTAATTAAATCTTCTCCGGACCCTTTACTGGCAGCACTTACTTGTGTAGGTAAATCACTGCGATTTTTTAAGGCTGCTTTTAAGTTTAGCACAATAGCGTTGGACTTGTATTCTGCTTTTAGCAAATCATCAAAGGTTCCTTTGTGTGGTGTCATAAATTTGGCCAAATCTAATACACCGTCTTGTGTTAATACATGCGCAATATGGTTACGTTGACTTAATGTGCCAGGAACACTTAAAAAGATACTTACTAATATATCTGCGGCGCCTTTTTTATACATTTTCATAGCCGCAATTTGTTCGCAAGTTAACTGTATAGTTTGCCTATATGCAAACGTAACAATATTGTTTACTTCTTCGCTTTTAAATCCGCCTTTTAGTAAAAATTTACGCAGTTCGTCAGGCTTTAAAGAAACACCAGGAGGTAATTGCATTGCGGCTTCTTTTAACGCTTGAACTTCTGGCTCTTTTGGCTCAGTTTCTGCATCTGGTTGTTGTGTATTGGTCGGAGCAGGCGCTGGCGTTGGTTCTGCTTGTGCTCCTGGGGCCGGTTGTTGCTGTTGTTCTGGAGGTTGTTGGTCTGACAACCGCTTCCTAATATAATTAGTAATTGCTTGTATTACACTAGGAGCAATTTCTCCGTTTTTCATATCTTGAGCCAACTGATCGACTTCTGACGTGACTTGCTCTTGTTCTGTAATAAATTCTGTAAATCTCATAATAGTATAGTGTTTATAATGAGTATTTATTAGTTTAAATTGATATTCGAAAAATGTAAATTATAATCAGTAAAAACCATTAGTTTTGTGCAGTGCATGATAAATATATTAGTAGAAACACTAATATAGTATAAACACTAATATAACCAAAGGAAAACACACAATGTTTAAAAAACTAAAAGAACTCTTACAAGGAGTTATCACAAAATCTAATAAAACTTATCACTCTGCAGCCGAGCAGTATGTTATTAGTAAGAACCCAACCTCTGTTGGAGAAGTAGAATATTGGCTTCGCGCATACGATCGTCTTGGAGGCAAGTATGGCTTCTAAAATTAAAACCGCATTAAAGCAAATTGGCAACAAGTTTGTTGAAGCAATGATTGCCAGTGGCGAACGTAGAGCTGCTTACATCTTAAAGAATAGGCCAATGTGGTATGTTTGATTGGTTGAAGCAGGTAATTGCGGTACTTACCGCAAAAGAATATGATAGAAATGTATTACGTTTAGCACAAACTGAGTATCGCAAAGACTGGCAACATGCTTACCATATGTTGATACAAGGTAAAAAACCTAATATGTAAATTTAAAAAGGAGCTCGATGCTCCTTTTTATTTGCGTTCGATATCTTCTTCTTCACACCTATCACCATATTGTATTTCAACAACCTTTAAAGGTACTTCTCCCTCATTACATAATTGGTGCCACTGGGTCTTGCTGATATGTAATGCTTGGTGTTCGTGAAATTCACCCAAAAGTTCCTGATCTGTGCCGCGATTAAGTGAGTATACTGTAGCCGTTCCTTCTGCTACAAACCAATGTTCGGATCTATCTTGGTGCCTTTGCATACTTAAACGCTGTCCTGGCATAACAGTAAGTTCTTTTACTTTAACCTGTTTATTAGGTTCATGTAATATTCGATAGTAACCCCATTTACGGTCTGTGCGAGGAGATTTCCAATCTTCAAGAATCCAGCTACTGGAATTTGCTTTTTTAGTTCCACCGACTCCAAATTTAAAAATAACTCTATCCGATTTAACACGCATCTCTGGAATGTTAGTAACAGTTCTGTCGCCACCGTTAGCAAAAATAATAGTTGCATCGGGGTACTTTTCTAATGCACGTTCGATAGCATTACAACTGCTGTTATCATTATCTTCAAATGCTATAACTTCGTCTACCATTTTTAAGTTAGCAGTGATGAGAAACCGCTCTTCATAATTCATGAACGGTCTACCTTTTTTGCGAGTTAACCAAGCATCGCTATTAATACCCACAATAAGTCGATCCCCCAGCGCCCGGGCTTCTTTAAAATATTCTAAATGACCGCTGTGGATAGGATCAAATCCACCGGTTACAAGTACAATTGTTTGCATACAAATACTTATAAAGTAACATCTTCCATGCCCGCAGTCCTGAGTCTGCTTACATGCCCTAACATAAAGTTTTTACTTTCTAAACCTTTCATAAGGCCTAACCATTTATTTCTTAATAATGCTACTTCGTTGATTATAGTTTCGAAGTCAATAACTTCATCCTCACCGTCTACATACTTTTCAGCGTCGCGGCTAGTTAATGCTCGTGCATAGTTTTCTAAATATTTTTGAAAATGCTTTTTACGAATTCTACGAAGTTGAATATTTAAAAAATTCAACACAGCTTCAATCTCTTGAAGCTGGTTAAATCTATGCTCTGTTATGCCTGGTAAGTTTGCTATATTGCGTTCTAAATTTCCTTTTACTCCGCAATCAAACTTAGCATCCATTAATTCATTTTCATAGTATTCAATAAAATCAGGTATACTACCCAAGTCTTGAACTACGCGATTATACCACATATTTTAATCTTCGTAATCTTCGTAGTTCTCTTCATCTTCCAGATCACCTGCATATTCTTCCATACTACGTTTTGTATAAGAATCAATGCCGCCAAATTCTCTGAGATCAACATCATTTAACACATCTACCAAGATGCTCATAATGTTGTCACTGGCTTCCTGTCTATCTTTAACAGGTATATATTGTTTTAATGTCTGATATACTTCAGACAGTACCTCTACTTCGATACTCATTCTACAGTTTCCTCAATAGTTGGAGCATTTGATATTACTTCATCGTCTGTATTGATTGTATTATTTCTTTTATGTGGATTCTTTGCGTAGTCTTCCATCACTTTGTCTAAGCAATCGTCTTCGTTACGTTCCCAACCTTTACGGAAGAATTTAATTTCAGTACCATCTGCTTGAACATATTTAAGCCTGTTGCCTTCTTTTTGCAAAAGTCCTTTGCCTTCAAACATGTCTACCAGCCCGCTATAAGGATTCATACCTGTTTCGTAAGGAATTTTAACTTGTACAGATTCAAAAGGTTTAGCATACCGTGTCTTCATAATCTTACATGCGGCGCGGATACCTTTAACTTCAGAAATCTTGTTGCCATCTTCGTCTTCTTTCAACTTCAACTTTTTCATTGCAACAACAATACTTGATGCATAGATAAAGCCTTGACCACCTGAGATTTTATCATCTGGATCAAACATATCCTGCGACGCATAAGTGTGATTAGTTACTACCATACCAATATTCAAGTCACCGAACATGTTTACACAATTACGAACAAGTGCGGCAAGTGCTTTAGGTTTACGGCCCATGTCGCCTTTTAAATCGCCTGCTTGAAATTGGTTAACATCTGTTGGTGTCAACAACATTCCCAGACTGTCTACCACAAACAAAATCTTAGGACGATCATCTTCTGGCAGAGCTTTGTATTCTTTTACAAAGTCAGTAATCATTTTAGCTACATCATCGATCATTGCCATATTTAATTTCAGCAACTTATCTTCGCTGGTGTCTACCCCCAATGCATGTAGCCATTTTTCATCAAGCGCATTTTCTGTATCAACAAGAATAGGAAAAATGCCTTGTTCTTGTGCATTTTTAACTAGGTTGCCCGAACAGATAAACGATTTACCTGCGCCAGATTCTCCAGCAAATACAGTAACTTTACCTAGCGGTACGCCTTTATGAAAATCACCACTAATAAGATAATTCAATGCATAGTTGTTAGTTGAAATCCATGTGTCAGGATCTCTAAATCCAATACTAATACCGTCAATGCTTTTTGTGATTGATTTTCTAAATTTGCTTACGTCGAATGGTTTTGCCATAATGTTTTCCTTAAAATAATTTATATAAGTCTTTAAAAATTTCTTGACTATTCAAGTTTCGTCTTTTGTCCAACGTTTCTAAAAATCCACGAACTACTTGTATATTTGATTGAAACGGTTGATCAATATAATTAAGTAAATTCTTATACCCATCTTCCAACAAGTATCCTGGATTTTTACTTATACGAGTTTGCAGTTCGTCTTTGCATGAGTTTAACACGTTTTTTGGTAAATGTCTAATGTCAAGATTACCAGGCATTAATAAAGCACCAACAATAAATGCATTATTATGAAAACCCAAATCGCTAAAATAATCTATACATTCAAACAACGATTTATAATTTAGTGCAAAGTATAACATATTGAATGTTACTTTATGATCATCAAACTGTCGTATAATATCCAAATTGTCCATAAAATCTGACCATTTACCACCGTGTCGTATATATTCAAATTCTTTTTCTATTGTTTCAACACTGACAGTCCAATGTACATTTTTAAATTCACATATTTTTTCAAACACTTTGGTATCAGTTTTACTTAAATTTGTATTAACTCTGATAGTAACATCGGGATCTAATTCATTTAATAGCTCTAAGTTTTCTTTCAGCAATAAAGGTTCGCCGCCGGCCATATAAACATGTTTTAATTTTTTGGCATTCGATAAAATATATTGTTTAAATTTATCTTTTTGTTCCGGTGAAGGTACTTTATGTTCAATCTTTAATTCTTCTGTCCATTTACTACTAAAACGTGGGCCGCAATATACACACGCAAAGTTGCATGTATTCGACCATCTTACATCTATCGTTTTTAAATCAAACTTTCCGGGCTGATATAATGATGTGTCTTCCTTTTTAAACTCTCGAATATAAAATATTCGATCACTTATCATATCCAAATTTTTCTTATTATTTTCTAATGTATAACAAGTTTGACAAGATTCTACTGGTTGCCGATTTATAATTTTGTTCTGTATATCTAGTTTCGTTTCATTTAAAACAATATCTTCTATACTATTGTCACACAAATTACCGACAGGAAGCGTTTCTACGCTACGTATACAGTTTTTAACTTTTCCGTCGTGATTGACCATTATACCTGACCATGGCATAGGACAAAAAGTTGGATTAGTTAATATATCTTTTGGATTCATAAATCGAGTTTCAACCTACATGCTGTCAGACTGAATTCTTTAAGGTCCAATCCTCGTTTATTTACGTCTGCTAATAGATCAACTACTGCGGTTGCCC